ATTAAAATATCCAACGTTACCTAGTACAATGAATTTATATACAATTGGCTCTAACGCAGTTACAATTGATTTTAGTAGCGGTACTATGGGTAGTATACAAATTAATGGTACTAGTTCTGCAGATTTTGAGATATTTAATGGAGATTGGATTACAACTACTTTACGTGCCCGAGGTACGAATCTAGATATAATTGCCAAAAAATCTAAATATGGTAAAATTGTTACAACTGTATCTGCGTCAGCAACGGGATCAATACCTTATTCCAATACATTAACAATTGGAAGTACGTCGACGGGAGCTAGTAGATTAATTGGACAAATTCAAGAACTTCGTTTTTGGTCGTCTAGTTTGCAAGATTCAGTTATAAATAATCACACAAAAGCACCAGGTGCATATGATGGTAATTCTGATACATATTCCGAATTAATTTTTAGATTGCCATTAAATCAAAATATAAATCATTCATTAACATCTAGTATGCAAGGTGTACAACCAGCACCTTCTGAAATTTCAGCATCATTTATAGGCTGGTCTTTAGCAACGCCATATGATTCAATTGAAGAAACATATTATTATGATGCGCCTTCGATCGGTGGAGGAACATATGATGATAATAAAATACGATTAGAATCAAATGAATTGGTTGGAACATTAGATGTTAAATCTAGAGCAGAACGTAGTCAATTTGATAAAGCTCCTTTAGATAGTAATCGTTTAGGTGTATATTTTTCTCCACAGACCATGATTGATGAAGATATAATTGCACATTTAGGTTTTGAAGATTATGACGATTATATAGGCGATCCTGGATCGGTAAATACTAAATCATATCCAGATTTAATTAGAGTTGCACAATCATATTGGAAAAAATATCAAAATAAAAATGATATTAATTCATATATTAATATGTTTACGTTGTTTGATTTATCATTTTTTAAACAATTGGAACAATTATTACCGGCAAGAGCTGATAAAATTACTGGTATTTTAATACAACCGAATTTATTAGAACGAAGTAAAGATATAATTTTACCGGTAATTAATAGATTTATTTCTAATTACGATGCTGTGATTTATCAGATATCTCCTACAGCTAGTTCTGAATATATATTTTTAAACGCTAATGTAGATGGAAATATTTTATCTGTATCAGGTGAAGATGATAATCAGTGGCAAGCATATTTAACGGCATCTACAGCTGAAAAATATGATAGTATGCCATACTCATATGAATACATAATACGTTCTGGTAGTACCTGGATTACGGCATCATCGCCATATTGGTTAAGTGATGTACTTCAACCGATATATATAAATTCAATTCCGTCTACAACTAAATTAATAGATGGAACGCAAACTTATACCACAGCATCGGGCGGATCTGGTATCACTGCTACATATGTAACAGGAACATATGGAACAAGTACATATTATTCTGATCCAGTAGGTGCCGGTTGGTCTGGAACATTAGCAGATGTACAAGATTATTTGCCAACTGGTATACGTAATCAAAGATATGCTGGATGTAAATTAACTTCGCCAGCATTTAATATTAGTTCACCACAAACAATAGACGGCGGCCCGGTTGTTGAATGGAGAACATCAAATCCAAATCAGTTAATATATCAACAATATAATAACCAAGGAAGTTTTGTTTTACAATAACACCAAAAATACATAATATGTATATTTATATTAAATAAGGCAAAAAAATTATGGGATATTTAGATAATTCTAGTGTTACAGTTGACGCAATTTTAACATTAAAGGGACGTGAACTTTTAGCTAAAGGTGGTAATGCATTTAACATTACACAATTTGCAGTAGGTGATGATGAAATTGATTATTCGTTATGGAATCCAGATCATCCACTAGGAACTGCATATTATGGTGTTATTATAGAAAACATGCCAGTAACTGAAGCAATTCCGGATGAAACTCAAGCATTAAAATATAAATTAGTAACATTACCAAAACAAACAACTAATATTCCTGTTGTTAATGTTGGCAATACTTCTATTATATTAGCCGCTCCGGGAGATAGTTCGATTATTTCGCCAAATACAAGTAATTTCCAAGGCGGTAACTCTACATTAGGATATACAGCAATTCTTTCTGATTCAACAGTTGCAGACATACAAGTTACTAGAGCATTACAAAATTCAGTTCTTCCGACTACACCTCGTTTCGTTGGCGATAATGAAGATGCACAAAGTGTAGCAGTAGCAGGATTTGAATTCCGTATTATTGGAAAAACTCAAATGCTTGAAGATAAAACTGCAACAATTACAATAATCGGAAATGAAACAGGTGGAAGCGTTACAATTAACTTAACCGTTAAGCGTGTAACAACTGCAACAGTTAATAGTGCAACTGCATAAAAAAGGTAAACATGCAAATGAAAAATTTCATTAAAACATTAAAACAACAACCTAGACATGGGGGTGTACCATCAAATTTATTAGCTGCGGTTGGCCAAGCTAATCAAGCTACTAGAACACCAATTACACCAACGCCAGCACCTGCTGCAGCTGGCACGTCTGCAGCTTCTACTGCGGTAATTAACGAACAAGTAAGAAATTTAGCTCAACAATTGGCTAATCAAATTATTGCAGAACGAGATCAATCACAGATATTAGCAAGAAATGGTCGTGTATTTACAAAGTTTGATCCAGTAAATGATATTATATCAAATCAAACAGAAGTTGTTACTGCAGGTTTATGGAGTGACAATTTAGCAAGTTTAACGACATATTTTACAGCATCAACTCAAACAACGACACAACGAAGATATTATGTTGATGTTTATCAAGAAACGCCTAGTGCAGAAGGTTCAGCTGTACAATTTTCATTAGCATTCGGGCACGCACTAGGAAGTGGTTCAGATTCACAAGGACAATTAAATGACTCTGCTGCAAAAGCAATTTATTCTCAATACAAACAATTATTATTGAATCCGTCAGATACTAGATTTACAACAGCCGGATCTGGAAGTACTGATTATATTTATGTAGTTAATTTTAAACGAGATAGAGTTAAAGAACGATTAGATGCGGGTAATTGGGAATTGCCATTAGTTTCAATTGCATCTCACGCTGTAAATGCAACGGGATCGGTTGTTACAGGTAGTGGCATTATACAATTGATTGATGATTCTTCAATTTCAACTGCAACAGTAGGAGATTCAGGAAAAATTTATAATATAGTGTCTGGTTCTATAGGCGCCGGCGTTTATAATCCAAGTGCTCCAGTTTATTATGGATTAGCATATCCAGACTTCGGAACGTTGATTTTAGATGGTAAAATGTTAGATCAACAATTGAATTTTGATACAAATGTAAGTTCTAGTTCGGAAGGTAATAATCATTTTATTTTATTTCATTCAATATCAGGATCGGCAGTTTTTACAGATCCTGCAACATCTGATCCGTTTGGATTTCAAGCACGTAATTCTGAAAAAGTAACAAGTACGCATTATTTTGTAAGAATTAAAAATGCTGAATATAATTTTTCAAATAATCCTTCTTACGTAACTGGTTCAGTGGGACAAATTTCACAAACAACATTTGTTGGTGATCCTAAAACATATATTACTACAGTTGGTTTATATAATGACAGTCAAGAATTATTAGCTGTTGCTAAATTATCACAACCATTATTGAAATCATTTCAACGTGAATCATTAATACGTGTTAAATTAGATTTTTAGATTTTAAAATAACGTATATTTAAACCCTGTTATATTTATATTAAATGTAGCAGGGTTTATACTATCATGTCTCTAATTAATATAGAAAATTCAAATCAATCGCCATATGATGGAGCATACCCATCTGTATTTAAAAAAATAGATATTTCAGATGTACGAGTAAATTCATTTCAATCTTATAAGAAATGGACATTATTATCTGGCAGTCTTACTAGTAGTGCATTACCGTTGCAAGGTATATATTCATCTATATTGCCAGCATTAGGATCTGAATTAACATATAATGATGCTAGTAATATTAATGGTAGTTTACAATCAGTAACATATTATTCTATTAATCATTTTTATTATAAAAATAAAAAAGAACCATTAAAAACTTTTGGACCGACCGATTTAACTAAAACTTCAAAATTTTTATATCAATCAGCTTCTATATTATCTATTCCACAAAATAAAATTGGAGAAGGTATTAAAGCTGCATCATTTTCATTTACGTCATCAGTATCTGGGTCATATGCATCGGATAGATATGGTAATATATACGATATTAATATTTTACCATCATCAATTATATCCGGTGTTAAATTTTATGAAGGATTTAATGAATATTTTGACATTAATAGAATTGAATTTAATAAATGGGCAAATATAACATTTGAACCTGGTATTACTACAACAAACGGTAGACAACTTCCTATAGGATTATCAAGTAAATTTTCGGGCACGGGATATATTGAAACGTCATTAGATGGTTATTATAATAGAAATAATGATTATGCAATTTCATTTTTTATAACGGCATCTAATTCAACTGCAGATAATCAATTAATAATTGCAAAAGCAAGTTCATCAGTTGATCCAGTTTTTCCGTTTAAAGTTGAATTAAATTCTAACGATCAGATATTATTTACAGTAGGCGGCTCAACATCATTTACTACATTTATAAGTTCGTCAACAAATGTAACAAGTTCATGGAATCATATTTTATGTCAAAAATCTGGTAGTTATATTCAATTATATGTTAATGGTACTTTAGAATCACAAGCAACAAGTACATTGCTGTATGACCCGATGTCACCATTTAGTGCTTCAGCACGTATTGATAATGTACACCCACTTAAAATAGGGGGCTATGATGCTAGTAGTTACAATCTAACAGGCTATTTAGATGAAATTAGAGTCTTTAATAAGTCACTTACAACATCGCAGATAAGTGCGTTAAACGACCGAACTGAGGGTGGTACTGTTTTACAAACTAGAAATGTAGGTAATGTTTTTAGTAAACAAGGCATTATTGTATTTTCTAGTCCAGATTATAGAATACATGATATTTTAAAAACCCCGTATACTGCATCATATCGTAGTACTGTTAGTATTCATGAATTAAGCATATTATCAAAAATTGATGCCGGCGATTTTAATATGTCAACAAATATTACATTAACACAAGATAATGATCAAACATATTATTCATTTGTATCCGGTAGTGATTTTTCTCCATATATTACTACGATTGGTTTATATAACGATTTCGGACAATTGTTAGCAGTTGCAAAATTAGCACAACCGATTAAAAAACGTAGCGATGTTGATATGAACTTTTTAATACGTTTAGATTTGGACAATAATATTGTATTTAAAGGATAATGATGATACGATTAAAACAACTTCTTCGCGAAATGTCTGAAAAAGATTTAGATCGTTGTTTAGATAAAATACGAAACAAACAATTTCGTTTTATAGCAGCAGGCGACAATGGCAGAGTTTACGAAATTGATGGAGAAGATAAAACATTTAAAATCACTAAAGAACAAGATGAATATGAAGTTGCAGATATTATTGTAAATCGCTATAATGAATTTACAACATTTATTCCAGTATATTATGTTGACGGTAAAAACATGTATATAATGGCGAATGCTTCAGAATTACCAATACGCATTAAAAAATCAATTGATATGTTTATGCAAGATTTTGTTTTGTTTGCTCGCGACGAAGGCGGCGAAGTTTCTATATTTGATTTTATTTCCGAAACTGATAGTTTAGATCCGATACTAGATAATTTTTTAAATGCATTATATGAAGATGTTAAAAAGTTAAATATTCCGGAATTTGATTTAGATATTGATTTTCGTTCAGAAAACATCATGATGTGGAATGGTAAAATGGTAATGGTTGATTGGTGATACATATTTATATAATATATTAGGTTAAAACATGAAAAAAGATATTTTAGAACATATAATTGAAAATGTTTTATTAGAACGTGTACGTAAAGCAATTGCTGTAAATGCATCTAAAAAAGAAGTAGAACAAGCAAAAGCAGGTGGAGCTGTGGCAGTTGCTACTGTAAAAATCAAGGGTAAAGGATCATTTAATGAAATTACAAGTAATATATTTAGTGCAATTTCAGCGACACCGCAAGTAGGTATTAGATCGAAATATGCTTATGGTTTAGGCCCAGATTATTATGTATATGTATATGCAAAGCCGTTAATAAATGTTCGTAAACAAAGAATTCCAGTCTGGATTTATAAATTTACTAAACCATTTAAAATACAAGGTAATGTATCCTCAGTTGAATATGAAATATATACAGGCCTATTTGATTTAGGTGAGTCGCCAATGATGTCGAAAACAACATTTGAAGAAGTATTAAAAAAGCAAGATATGTGGGAACAAGAGGCAATAAAATTGCAGCAGCTTCAAGCACAAGAAGAAACAGAAGAAGATGAAAAGATTAATACAGCTAATGCAGCACTAGCTAAACGACAAGAATGGTTAGATCAAAATGACACCGAAAATGTAACTTTTCCATATGCTTGGCATACGTATGATTTAGCTAAAAATCAACAATTATATAATGTATATAAAGAAACTATCTTAGATAATGTACCGTATTTATATTTTTATGAAAAACAAAATGATATATTTTTCGTTATGAAACGTATTGATCAATTTTTGCCAACAATTATAAAAGAACAATTGAAACCTAATTTTTCCGGTGTTGAATGGCAAAAATTATGGGATCAAATTGATATATCAACAGTTACACCAGAAGAAAATACTAAATTACAAGCAATTTATCAAAAAGAAAAATAATTAGTTATGCGAAAAAATCATTTTCATAGTTCTGGAAATTCTAAACGAGCTAACGCATTAAAACATGGTTACAAATCTGGCTTAGAATTATCTGTGTCAATGCAAATAAATCAAACAGATTATCCTTTAAATTATGAGACGGAAACACTAAAATATGTAGTACCAGAACGCAAAGCAAAATATACTCCAGATTTTGTATTTATAAAACAGAATAGTGAAATTATGTACATTGAAACGAAAGGCCGTTGGACTACGATTGATCGAACTAAGATGAAACATGTTTTAGCATCAAATCCTGGAATTGATATTAGAATGGTATTTCAGAATCCGGGGCAAAAAATTACAAAGGGTTCGCCAACTACATATGAAGCATATGCTAAAAAATTAGGTATTCAACATGTTGCAAAGAAAGATATTCCAAGTGAATGGCTTGAAGAATGTTTGAAAAAAGGCGAAGAACCAAAAAAAGTTATAAAATTCTTTTGATTTACGAAAAATTTTTAATATATTGTTCATGTATTAATGAAATTTATTTTATTAATAGATTGATGAATTTATTGAATCGATCGTTAAGCCAGGAATG